CTGCGGTAACTGCAATACCTGCGTCTATCCCAACAGGTGCATTAACTTTAATTAAATCCATTACAGCTAGTTCTTCTGCAAGTATATCCTTTGTAGATGGTACAGATGGAGTGGTGCTAGATGATACTTATAGTTCTTATATATTTAAGTTTATTAATATTCACCCACAAAATGATGCTAGAGGTTTTTATGTTAATTTTAGTATTGATGGTGGTAGTAATTATAATGTTGTTAAAACTACTACTTGTTTTTTAGCAAGACTCAGTGAAGCAGGAACAGGTGCAGATTTACAATATAAAACTGGAGAAGATTTAGCACAAAGCACAGCAGACCAAATATTAAACCAAGAAGTAGGAAATGGTGCAGATGAATCAGTTAGTGGTAGTATGCAATTATTTAATCCATCAAGTACAACTTATGTTAAACATTTTATTAGTAGAACAAGTGGATATGAAGGTAATTTTAGTGGTGAATATGATTGGCACACTGCTGGTTATTGTAACACTACATCAGCAATAGACGCAGTTATTTTTAAATTTAATTCATCTAACATAGATGATGGAATAATTAAAATGTATGGGATTAAATAATGGGATTAACTAAATTAAATAATATATCAGTAGAAGATGTAACTAGCATACCAGTTGCTTTAGGAGATATGGTATTAGTATCTAGTGCAACTGCTAGTGCTTCTGCTTCTGTGGAGTTTACACTAGGGGATTATAAGGAGTATAAGTTTTTCTTTGTGAATATGCACCCTTCTACTACTTCATTTTTTCAATTTAATTTGAGTACAGATAATGGAAGTAACTACAATGTTGTTAAAACTACTACAAACTTTATTTCTTACCATAATGAATCAGGAGCAGATTCTGCATTAGCATATAATGGTGGTAGCGATTTAGCACAAGAAACAGGCGACCAGCGTTTAGGTAGTTTAAAAACAGATAATGATGCAAATTTGGGTGGCACTATGCAATTATTTAATCCTTCTTCAACAACCTTTGTAAAGCATTTTATAACAAGAACTCAAAATTCAAATATTCCTTATTCAGAAGAATATTATGTAGCTGGATATGCAAATACGACTAGTGCGGTAAATAAAATTATTTTTAGACAAGCTAGTGGAAACATAGACGCAGGAAAAATCTTGATGTACGGAATTAATTAATATAAAATAGGAGAACATATGGCACATAAACTAGTAAATGGAATACAAATACCGCTAACAGCAGAAGAAATATCTGCAAGACAAGCTGATGAAGTTACTTGGAATGCTGGTGCATTTGATAGAGCAATAGCTGATTTAAGAAGTAACAGGAATAGAGCTTTAAAAGATTCTGATTGGTCTGTATTAACAGACGTTACTTTAACCCCAGCTGAAAAAGCTGCGTGGATGAATTATAGAACTTTATTAAGAAACATAACTGATGGGTTAGATACTGTAGATGAAGTACAATCAACAACCTTACCTGTTGCACCATAAAAACATGGCTAAACAATCTCCAACAGAAGTTAAATTAGAGTTTATCTGCAGAGAGATTAAAGAATTAAAAGAAGAACAAAAACTATTAAGATCTGACATCAACAAAGGCAAAGGTGCTTTATGGCTGTTGCTTATTATTGCTGGTCTGGTTACTGGTTTTATGGAATGGTTTAATGGCTAATACTTATAAGAACTCAATGTTTGACTTAACTGTTACAACCAAAGTAACAGTATATACTTGTCCTGCTAATACTACAGCGTTAATAAAAACCATCCAAGTTACCAATATAGATACTGGTAATATAGAATTAGAATCATTCGTAACTGACAGTTCAGACTCTGATGCTGAACATGAAATAGCTCATGTTACAATTGCATCCAAAACAGTAGACAATATAGCAAAAGGCACTATAGTATTAGAAGCAGGAGATACATTAAAATTACAAGCAGCAACAGCTGATAAAATTGCAGGGATAATAAGTTTAGTTGAAATAGATTTTTAAATGATTAAGTTAGTTGGAATACCAAAAGATACCATTGATAAGGTCTGGGCTAGGGTAGAAAACGACATAATAGCAGCGTTAGACAGATCTGGAAATTGGGCTAATTATACTTATTTTTACGACAGGTGCAAAGAAGGAAAATATCAATTATGGATTCTTTGGGATAAAGACGAACCTATTCATGTTAAAAAATACTACGGAATAGTTGTTACTGAGATAATTCAAAGACAGCTTCAAAAGTGTTGTCTTATAAAGATTATGACAGGTCACCATAGAGAAAAATGGCAACATCTGTTAAAAGACATAGAGGTATGGGCAGCGTTGAATAATTGTGATAAGATGGAGCTTATGGCGAGGCCAGGTTGGGAAAGAATTTTAAAGAATTTTAAGTACTCTAAAAGTCATGTACTATTAGAGAAACCATTAAAAAAACAAAAGGAGAATAAATAATGTCAAGTGGATCAGATGGTGGCAATGACACTACAGTAAATACAACTTCAGAGCCTTACGCACCAGCAATGCCAGCACTAAACCAAATTATTGGTGAAGCTGGAACTATCTATGGAGCAGGCCCAAATTATGTTGCACCCAATGCTTTAACAATGGAAGGTTTAGCCTCTCAAGAAACAATGGGCAGAGCAGCAAATACACAACTTGCAGATACTGTTGCAGGTAAATACTCTAATCCTTTTTTATCTCCTATTATTCAAGCTGCTGCAAACGATGTTTATTCTGGAGTTGCTAGTCAGTTTAGTGGTGCAGGAAGAACTCCTGGTGGAGTAACTTCTCAACAACAAGTTGCAGGTCAAATTGCACAACAAGCAATGCCTTATGCGTTTCAATCTTATGAAAACGAAAGAGGAAGACAATTACAAACTGCAGCAGGCGCAAACAGTTTAACTTCAGTAGGACAAACTTTAGAAGGATATGAAAGACAAAGACAACAAGCTCCTTATGAAAATTTATTGCAGTACGCAAATGTTATTAATCCTGTAGCTAGGGGTGGCGCACAAGGAACACAACAAAGTATTGGGCCTCAACGTAATGCCTTCTCATCTGCAGCAGGTGGTGCAATGATGGGTGGAAGTATCGGAAGCATGATTGGTGGCTCAACAGGGGCTATGTATGGAGCAGGATTAGGTGCTTTAGGAGGCTTATTATAATGGATAGAATAAGAAAATTATACTATGATTTACAAGTAAGAGTACGAGAAAATCCAATAAAACCTATTATCATACTATACATTTTATTTATTGTTTCTATAATTCTATAAGGAGTAAAATGGATCCAGAACAAGAATTTACTTATTCTTATCAATGCGGTGGCGGTGATGGCGGAGATTCTAGTGGAGAATCACAAGGCCCAGATGCAGCTCAAGGAAGTGGTTCAAATGTAGGAACAAGTACAGCTTCTGGAAATAGTTCAACTTCTAATTCAGACGGAACAGATAACGAAGAATCGGATCCAGGTGGTGCTAATACAAGCACAGGATCAAGTACAGGAACAAGCAGTGACAGCGAAAGTGGCGGTTACGTTTCTAATCAAGACTTTTCACAATCACAACCTGACTATAACTTTAGAGATGACGATGGTAATTATGGTGGTGGATATTCAGAAAGTGTTGCAGATCAATTAGGCATAGATACTTCAATGGATACCTCCTATGCTGGTGGTATTGATTATAATACTGCAGATGAAGAAAATCAAAGAGCAATAGCAGATATTGAAGCACAAGGTGGTTATGGTACAAGTGCAGTGGGACTTAAAGGATGGACAAACAATCTTAGATCAAATTTTTTAACTAATCCTTCTGGATTTATGATGGGAACTCAAAGTATGCTTGGTTTAGGTATGCTTGCGTTAAATGCAACTCCTACAGTAATAGGACTTAAAGATCGTATAAATGAAAAATTTACTGGTGTTTTTGATGATGTGGGAAGTATTTTTGACAGACCAACTAATTATGATCCAGCAGTATTTAATACTGGAGGAGATAGCGATGGTGGAAATCAAAGTGATTTTGGTGGTATAATATCAGAACAAATTAATACACAATTACCAGACTCTGTAGCTGGTAAGTATTATGCACAACAACATGGATTATTAGGCAAGTCAGTTATGGATGATTATCAAAAAGCAAAAGCAAGCATAAACCAAACAACTCAAAGTGCTGGAAACCTACAACAAGTAGCTACGACTTCAAATCCATTCTTTGATTTTTTAGAAGCTAACAACTTAAACAGAGGTATATTGTAATGGGGTTAATAGACGAATTATTTTCAAAAAGCACAGGAATGAAAAGCCTTTTAGGAGATCAAATAAATACTCCTATATCTAAAGAAAGTTTAGGTGGTGGTGGAAGGTCTTATGATCCAAATCAACAAGCTATATCGCAAGATGAATTTTACCAAAAAAAAGCAGACGATAACAAACAAAGAGGTCAGCAAATTTCAGATTATCTTAAACCAGAACCATTTGACCCAAAAAAACTTGGCAGTGGTTCTCGTGGATATAATATAGATATACCCAATGGTGAAGTTCCACCAGCAGAAACAGATGCTGAAGATGGTATTACTAATTATGCCAAAGCAGATCCAAAAGGTTTTTTTAAAATGTTTGGTCAGTCATTAGAACAAATGTCTGCAAATTGGAAAGATAAAGGTGGCTTTGAAGCATTAATGGCTAACCCTGCATTTACAGTTGGTGCAGCACTTTTAAAAAGTGGTAGTCAAGGTAAAAGTATTGGTGCAGGTGCAATAGATTCTCTTGTTACTGGAGGAGCTATATCTAAACAATACGCAGATCAAATCAAAGCAAGGTCAAAAGTATTAGCTCCTATTTCTCAAGATCAAAGAGATTCAGTAGCAGCAGTATTGGCAGAAGATAATTATTACGAACCTAACTTTTTAGAAAGTTTAGCAAAAGGAAATCAATCTGCTAAATTTAGAGAAAGTCTTGATGACATTGCTGACAGAGCAGACAAACTTGCTAAAATAGAATCACGTCAAAAGGGTGGTAAAGAAATAAGATATGGAAGAAAACATATCAGACAAGCATTAAAACAACTAGAAGACGAAGGAGTTCTTAAAAAAAGAGATCCTTCATTTTTTGGTATTATTGGTGGTAGTATTCAATCTAAAAAAGGAATTAAAGCTAGAGCAGAAGGTGGCCCAATTCAATCTGGTCAAGATTATGTAGTAGGTGAAGAAGGCCCAGAAATGTTTGTATCAGAAACCAATGGTACTATTATTAATAATGATGATTCTAAAGTTGTAAGTATGTTGTTGGAGTCTAATCCACAACTTAAGAATGTATCTAAAGCAAGAGCAGTAAAAATCTTAAAAGCAAGATTTCCTGATTACTTTTAATGAACTATAGCAAATTTGCAAGATTTAGAACAGTAGGAAAGAAACCTACAGTACAAAAATTTCCTGCACAAAAAGCACCTAAAGTATCTTCATCTTTTGATGATATGTTAAAAAAATCTAAAACAACTAAGTTACGTACTAGTTTTGGATCTGATATGCCTAAGTCTTTTTATGAAAGACCACCTCTTGTTTCTTTATCACAAGAAAGAATTTCTAAAGTTGGAAGACGTGTAGAAAGCGGAGCATTTGGAAGAATGTCTAAAATAAGAACTGCTGCTGCATCTCGCATTAAAGCTAAACGTGATATATTTGGTAAAGAAAAAACTAAACTGTTTGTAAGAACTAACAGTGGTTTAAAACAAACTCCTTTTGGAAAAAGAGTTAAAGCTAAAGTTTCTTCTTTACAAACTAGAGCATTTAAACTAGCTGAAAAAAAAGGTACAAAAGTTGAAGCTAAAATGTCTCAAAAATTAGGAATTACATCTAAAAGATTTGGAAGTAAAAAAACAGAATATAAAAATGAATTATCTTCTTCAGAAAGTAGAGAGTTAGGTTTTGCACCAAAACAATCTTCTAGTTCAAAGTATTTAAACTTGTCTTCTAAATATACACCAGGAGAAAAAATTACATATAAAATAAACAAATTTTCACAAGATTATAAATTTGATAAAACTATGAGAAAAAGTAACCCAAGATCAAAGGTTTCATATTACGATTCTGTTACTGGAAAGTTAAAAACTAAAAAAAAGTAAATAATGTCAAATGAGTTATATCTTAACGATACAAATCTGCAAGATCCTATTCAAGACCTTAAAGATCCCATACAAGATCCTACACAAGTAAAAGAAGAAGTACCGCCTGGGTTTTTCTCAACCCTTAGAAATCCACTAGAATTAATTTTTGAAGAATCTTTACCTGCATCTTTATATCAGTACGCAACTGGTAATACTAAAAAAGTACAAGCAGAAAAAGCATTTAAGTTTCTACAAACAAATCCTCAATTACAAAACACTGGTCAGTATAAAGAAGCTGAACGTATCTATAAAAAGTTTGGTTATCTTTTAGAAGAAGGTGAGCAGTCTTTTGATGCTGGAGAAATACTTAAAATGGCTAAAAAGTACCCAAGTGTAGTAGGTGCTGAATTAGTTAATATGCTTGTTGCAGATCCTTATTTATTGTTATTGCCAAGTACTATGTTTTCTAGATTAGGTAGAGGTATAGTTAACGCAACCAGATTGTCTTATAACAATAAGTTTAAAGCAGTTAAGCGTGTTAAAAAACTAGGTATGCAAGAAGCTATTAAAGATATTAAAGTAGGTGCTATGGCTAGTACTCTATTGCCTTTTGCTTTTAGTACAGGTCTACAGCTTGGAGAAAGAGGAGAGATAGATGGTAACAGAACAACAGCAGAAACTACATTTGGTGCTACTGCAGGTTTATTAATATCAACAGCATTAGGCGGTATATCTGCACTTACTTCTAAAACAACTTACATTAATCAACCTAAAATAAACCAAGCTATTATCAATAGGTTAAACAAATACCAAAAATTAGATGATGGTATTAAGATTAATGAAAATGGTAATTATCAAATTACTGATGATTTGTTTAATGATATTAAAAAAGATTTAAAAGATTTTTCTCCTCAAAAGTTAGAGGCATTTAAGGCAAAAATAGATACTGGTGTAAGAGAAGTATTAGAAAATGGTAGAGATAGTATTAAGTCTAGTTTAGTTAAAGCAACTACATTTGGTGGTGTAGCAGCTACTGCTCAATTTTTAACTGAAAAAGATGACAAAGTGGTAGAATCTATTAAAGGATTTGCTGTAGGAGCAGGTGCTTATGCATTAATTAGAGGTGCTGGTAAACTGTTTGGTCAAGCTAAAAAGTTAGCTCCTATGGAACTAGATTTTGAACGTATGACTGATGCAATATTAGTGCAGCAAAACAAAGTTAATAGTAATGCTGTTAATTTTACAAGCAAAATAAAAGATCTTTTGCCTGATCCTTCTGACAGAATTAAAGTATTTCACAACATTAATAAAACTAAAGTTAATAACAAATTAGAATATAATAAATCAGGAAGAATTATACCTGACTCAGAATTAAATGGTAAGCAAATAGAAGCTAAACAATTAATTAACAAGTACTTTGATACAATGTATAACAGTTTAACTAAAGAATTAGACAATCTTAATTTTCAAATTAATTACAGATCAGCATATACTCCATTAATATTTGAAGGATTTGCTGGTGGAACAACTAAAGATTTTGGAGAAAAAATATTTGGATCCTCTGTTAAAACTTCTAGATTTTTTAAAAATAGAATATTTGATAATATTAACGATGCATTAGAAAGTGGACAAAAAATAAAAGTTGGTATGGACGATCCTGCCAAACTTATACAAGCATATACTTTTGCAGCATCTAAAGCATTAGCTAATAGAAATATTATTAATTACTTAAAAGGCAAAAGACACGTAATAGGCAAGACTAAATCAGGCTACCCTATTTCTCACAAAGCAATATATGAATCTGAAAATCTTATACCAGAACAATTTAGAGATGGTTCGTTTAAAGAGTTTAGACATCCTTTATTAGATAAAAACAAAGCATATTTTGTTCATCAAGATGTAGAAAAATCATTAAAAATGTTATTTGAAGCAAAGTCAGAAAGTGAATTGATGGGCGCAATATTTAACACTAACCTTATGATGAAACGATCTGCTGTAGGTTTTTCATTCTTTCATGCTGGTGCATTAGTAGAGTCTATGATTTTTGCTGGAGTTCCTTTTAAAGTAGTTGGACAGTTTCTTAAACCAAGATCTAAAAATCAAATTATGAATATGGTCGACAATCCAAATCTTACTTTAGAAAACTTTACTTTTGCTAAAGAAGCATCTGAAAAACTAGGATTCAAAGACATTGTTTCTTTTGCTAGATCATCTAGATTAGAAATATCTACACCTGAAGATGTAGGTTATGACAGATTTTATGCCATAATGCAGAAAATAGACAATGACTTTTTTAAGCCGCATTTTGGACTTAAACCAATGGCTAAAGTAGAAAAAGTATACAAATGGTTTGATAGAATCACTTGGGATAGAATATTTACACAAGCTAAACTATACACTTTCTTAAGACAGCTAGATAATATTGTAGAACCTGGAGATACTATGTCTTCTATTTATGCAAAAGCTAGAAAATCTGCACAATTTACTAACGATGCTTTTGGTGGACAAAACTGGGAAGCTATTACACAAGGTATTACTAATCCTACCTACAAAAAATTAGCACAAACTACATTTAATCCTGGGTCTAGAGGTTACTTACAGTTATTGTTCTTTGCACCTGACTGGACTATTTCTAACTTAAGAATTATAGGTAAGTCACTTCCTGGATTTAATTCAGATCCAGTAGCTAGACGTATGTATCAGTATTATTTTTTACGTGCATCTTTAATGTATGCAACTATAGGTACTGGTTTAAACTATATGTTTAGCGGTCACTCTCAATTAGAAAATAAAGATCCTACTAGAATAGATCTTGGTAATGGACAAGTACTTACATTTAGTAAACAATTAATGGAGCCATTTCATTGGATTACAGATCCTCAAAATACTGGACTTAAAAAAATAGGATCTCTACCAAGAGGTGTAATTGAAATACTTACTAATAAAGAATACTTAACTACTAAATGGAGTCCTAATTTAACAACTAAAGACGACAATGCTATTGAGAAAGCTATTAAAATTGGTGGTAAAGCAGGAGAAAAATTCTTACCTATTTGGCTGCTTAACTCTACTCGTTCAATTTCAAACGCATTAGAAAAAGAAGGAATAAGTTCTGATTTAGCAAGTGAAGTTGCTTTAGATTTTGTTCTTGGACAAAGTGGTCATCCAAGGTATAAAGGCCCTCGTACAAGTTCATATAAACTAAAAGGATTAGTTAGATCTCCTTACGAAACATTATTTTAATGGAATATGTATTTATTATAGTATTAAAAATATGCACCTTTCAAGGATGCACTGAAATATTTACAGACAATATACAATATAAAACTGAAAAAATTTGTTTTGATAAAGCATTAAAAAAGTCTGTAGAAATTAGTGAAGAATTAGTTAATTACAAATCATTTGATGGAATTATGTATTCAATTGAATATGACTGTGAAAAAGAACTTAAATTTAGTATCTAGATTTACAAAACAAATACTAGTATAAATTGTGTATGTATAAAAAAATACTTGTCATATCTGACACACACGTTCCTTATCATCACAGGGACTTACTTCCTTTTTTAAGAGAAGCTAAAAAACAAATCAACCCAGATAAAGTAGTACACATCGGTGATGAATTAGATAAACACGCTTTATCATTTCACGACTCTGATCCTGACTTACCTAGTGCAGGAGATGAACTAAGAATATCATTGCCAATAATAAAAGAAATAGAGAAACTATTTCCTGAAGTAGATCTTCTTGACTCCAATCATGGATCACTTGTTTACAGAAGATCATTAAAGCATGGAATCCCAAAAGCATATTTAAAACATTACAATGATTTCTTGCAAGTTGGTAAAGGATGGAAATGGCATGATGACTTAACCCTCAAGACTCCTCTTGGGCCAGTTTATTTTTGTCATGGTAAAGTTGCAGATGTATTAACACTTGCTCAATCTATGGGTATGAGTTGCGTACAAGGACATTATCACAGTTCTTTTAACATTAAATTCTATGGTAATTCTTTAGGGTTATATTATGGGTTACAAGTAGGGTGTTTAATAGACAAAGACTCTTTAGCCTTTAGATATAACAAGACTCAAAGGTCTAGACCTATTATAGGATGTGCTGGTATAATAGACGGGTTACCTAAACTTATACCAATGGTGTTAGACAAAAATGGAAGATGGATCGGAAAACTTTATACCTAGAGGGATTAGAAATAATAATCCAGGAAATATAAAGAAAAATAATGTTGAATGGGAAGGACTCGCTCCCGAAGATGAGCAAATAGATAATACATTTTTTGTATTTTCTGCTGCTAAATATGGAGTTAGAGCATTAAGTAAAATTCTTATTACCTACAGATCGTATGGATTAAATAATATTTACTCTATTATTAATCGTTACGCACCACCTTCTGAAAACGATACAGAGGCTTATCAAAGTTTCCTATCTAAAGAAACTGGACATGGAGTTCTTACAAATTTAGAAAATACTATCGAAGATTACTTACCTATTGTTAAGGGTATTATCTTAATGGAAAACGGAGTGCAACCTTATAGCGAAGAAGAAATCTTAGAAGGTATGTATTTAGCATGGAATCAATAATCAAATATATTAATCACATTGCTGGAAGAATTGAAAACTATACTTGGCGTAAGTTGTATGCCAACAAATGTAAACGAAAACATAATTGTAGGTGTAAATGAAGAGTGCAGCTTGGCAGCGTAAAGAAGGAAAGAATCCTAAAGGTGGTTTAAATGCTAAAGGTCGTGCAAGTTACAAACGTCAAACTGGTGGTACACTCAAAGCCCCTAGTAAAAAAGTTGGAAACAAACGTAGAGCATCTTTCTGTGCAAGAATGAAAGGCATGAAAAGTAAACTTACTTCTGCCAAAACAGCAAGAGATCCTAACAGTAGAATTAATAAATCATTAAGAGCCTGGAATTGCTAGTATGTGGTTAAATTTAATTGGCATGGCAGTTAAGACTGGTGCTGAAGTTTATAAAAATAAAAAACAATCTGAAGCATTAGAATCTCAAGCTAAGAAGCTACACTATGAGAAGATGGCTAGAGGAGAGATTGAATATACAGGTAAGATTTTAGATAGTCAAAAGGGTGATTACAAAGATGAGTTTGTTTTAATACTTATTTCTGTTCCAATTATATTGCTTTTTTGGAGTGTATTTAGTGATGATCCTAAGATTCAAGAAAAGGTTGCATTGTTCTTTGAGCATTTTAATAACCTACCATTTTGGTTCCAAGCATTATGGGTTTCTGTTTGTGGAGCAATTTTTGGTATTAAGGCAACAGATCTAATTAAAAGGAAATGATATGTCTAATAGATTATCAGCATTTATTGCTAAAGAAAACGACAGAAAATTAAAAGAACATAAGGAAAAAACTTTATTAAAAAGTAGAAAAGAAGTTGAGATTAATGGTAACGGAACTACAGGGTATGTTATCAAAAAAGGATCTCAAAAAGGTAGAGTCTTAAAACATATTCAAATCAAGAGTAAGAACATATAATGGATCAACTAATAGATAAAATAGCATTCTTATTACTACCAGCTAATTTTGCCAAAATCATGCCTTACTGTTTTTGGTATTGGTTAATGATGACTCTAATTTTAATGTGGCTATTTAGAAAAAAATAATGAGTAGAAAAACTAATACAATGTTAATTGCATTATTAGGTACAATTTTAATGGGATTAGCTACATGGACATTAATTACATTAATAGAACTTTCAACAATTGTAGCTATGTTACAACAAGAAATGATGGATATAGATAAAGTTATAGGAAGAATGTATAATCATATAGATAGATTAACAAATAGATGAAAAAACATACAATTTTTCTTGTAGGTAAATGCGACACTTGCAAACAGAAAATACTTAATACAGATTCTTTTGTTACTTTTGCTACTAGGAAAAATGTTTGTCTTAAATGCTATCGTCAGGATAATCTCTATGAAGAATCATCTCCAGATAGTGGATTGCTTTTTTAATATCTTCAGCTTTGTTTTTCTTAGAATGTCTACAAATGTATTTAATTGCATTGCCTTCAGCAAATAATAAATTGTTTTTATTAATAAATTCAGATGGTTGTATTTCAAAATCTTTGTAATGAGATCCACCAACTTGTTCAAAAAATACTTTATTGGTCATTAGTTTTTTGTTTTTTACTAAATAAGTAATCTCTTTGTATAGCATTAAGTTGCATTTCTCCTTTGTTTCTAATTTCTATTATTTTATCTCTAAGATAAACTGGTTCATAATTAGCTAAATCAGAAATTAAACAAAAGTCTGTACTCATTGTAGTAAGCCATTCAATAGCTTCCAGCTTATAATTAAGTTCTGGGTTAGTAATTCCTTCATAATTAGCATCTTCAATTGCTTGAAGCAAAACAGCTTTAAATAAAGTTTCTTCTTTACTCTTCTCTGTTGCTATTAATGCTATCGTCAACGAGGACTTCATAAGTGGTTCTGTCTGTTCTTGTAGGATTAGTCTTCCACTTATAATCCGATATACTTGTTTTGTTAAACTTTTTTAAAGCCTCTTTGTCGTTCTCAGCTTCGATGTCAATAAGTCCAATAAGATTGCAATATTTTCTAAAAGAATATTTCATATATTGTTTCTTCTACGACTAGCTTCTAATGTTCTCCAAACATCTATAATTAAACACTCTTTAGATCTTTTATTCTCTACTATATTTACCTGTTCTGATAATGCTTGTTTTTCTTTAATATGATTCAAATAATTATCAGAAGCATAATATCTTTGTTCTTTAGAAGATATAGTAGTGTCTTCTGTATTGTGAACAATATGTAGTGCTTTATCTCTTTTAGATTTATCTTTAAGATACTCCAATCCAGATCCTAACTTTGCATGATCTTCATCAGTATCTGACAAATACTTTAATGCTTCTTCAAGTCTTTTTTCTGTTATCATTTTCTACTCCTACTGGTTTATAGTTTAACTCTAAGTTTTTAGTATTCCAAAATTTTAATTTAATAATCTTTAATATCTCTTTTTTAATCCCTTCAATATCTTCTTTATTGCAGTGTGTATTCCAAGTTATTGTACATAAAAAGTTTTTCATAATATTCTGCACCCCCACAGGGGAATGAGGGTGCATAGTTTTAACTAACTAAAATGGAACATCCTCTGAAGGAGGTTCACTAACTACTGCAGGAGATAAAATCCTTTTGGCTATTCTATCTACCGCTAAAAATACAGCATCATATTCTTCTGTAGATCTAGCTGGAAGTACGCTAGATAACAAATTAGACATAGTCAATCTGTACTTTTCTTTCCATTGGTCTGCAGAAAGGTTAACTGCTTGACCACTAGAAACTGGTGCTGTTGGGCTAGGTGCAGATGCTGCTGGAGTAGATGTTTGTGCATCATTCCAATCAACTTTCTCTATTTTTATACAAGTTTGATTATTAGAGCCTGGTTTTTTAATAATATAACCAGTTACTTTTACTCTTTCTCCCTTGTTCATTTCTCTGCAACTTTGCTCGACAAATAATTTACGTTCTCTTTTATCATCTAGTAATACTGATAACCAGTATTTTACAGGATTTTCATCATCGTGGATGTCTTTTAACCCCTGTATGGTAGCTTCATACGTTTCTGTACTCATGTTTTTACTCCTTTTGTTTATTTTATTTATTATTGTTTTTATATTTTCCATACCTTGTTCCAAACATCTGTAGCAAATTCTTTGATGTCTGTCATCCCTTTTCCCCATCTAAAGTTATCCATAGTTAATGGAAACATTTTAACTACATCTTCTTTAGATTTGGCTATAGAGCATACATATTCCATGGTATGAAACACTTGTATTATATCTATGCTAGCAACTCTGTCTAACATATCTATACCTTCTTGGTCTTTTGCAGAAGAGTATAATAATCCAGTAGGTTTATTGAATACTCTTTTATACAGAAGCTGTTGTCTTACATCGCTATCTTTTGGATACCAATTAGCATCTAACTTTCCAGATTTTAATCTTTTAAGATAGGCTGTAGCTTTGGTATCTATGATTACATCATCAAACTCAAAGTCTGTAATACATTTAATAGGATAGTTTAAGCCTTTTTCATTTACTATTTTTTCATTTTGATATGATACAACTTCACCAAACTCTTTTAGTGAATTAACGAACCTTACAGCAATTTCTTGACACCAATGGTATTCAGGAAACTCTTTAACCTCGTCTGTATCTAATTTTAATTTATGAGCATCTGAATACAAAGTATCAAAATCTTTAGCAGCTTGTTCTCTTACTTTGTCTTCGCTAAGATCTAATTTTAGTCCTTCCATTGCAGCAGATTCGGCAGCTAAACCCATTAACATTCTTGGGTTAGGCAGTTCTCTATATCCGTACAGTTCTGTAATAATCCAATGTGCTGGACTATCTATAAAGGCATTGCCTCTACTAGCACTGTGTCTGTAGTCTTTTCTTAGTATACTCATTTTTTCTCCTTTTTTTAGTTAAAACAAATCAATTTGTTACACAGTAATCAAATGATTTGATTTGGCAAGTATTTTATTGTACTGATTTATTATGTTGAAACAAAAAAAATACAGATCTAAAAGTTACTTAAAATGGGTAGCTTCTAAACCATGTTTAATTTGTAGATATGAGCCTTGCCAAGCACACCATATTACTATTGCAGAGCATCGTGGCTGGGGACAGAAGGTATCTGATAAATACACTATACCTTTGTGTTACCAACACCATGATTTGCTACATCATACTTCTGAACGTAGGTTTTGGAATGAAATAGGAGCAGATCCTATGTTTTACGCTAATTTGTTGTTTTCTGTAAAGGGTACTGATTGTGATAATGATGAATGGTTATTTAATAATATGTATAAAAGAATTTATCCCCTTGTACAAAACAATATAGACTTTTTAATGAAACCTAAATAAGATGCAATTATATTATAATGGCTAAAATATTTGAATTTCCTAAGCAATCTAAAGCTGAAAAGTTTATGGATGATGTTAATCCAGAAAGTGTTGCCGATCATTTATTAGATAATAATCCTGATCTTAATCCTAGAATTGTATCTGCAATGTCTTTGGCTATGGTGTACGCAGTTTACCTTTCTATGGTATGTGAAGAAGAGGATTTAGACACTAAAGAGTTATTTGAAACAACTGAATCTAACTGGCCTTTTCCTGATGAAGAAAACATCCATTAAGAAGTTTAAATTTAATTATAAAAAAATACATTTATCTTGGTATGATGCTAAATCAGATTCAGGTTGGTTAACTATGACTCAAATGAAAAATCACAAACCTGCTATATGCCATACACAAGGATGGGTATTTGAAAATAATTCTAAATTTATTAAAATATTTGGTACATACACTATAGATGAAGAAGATCAGTCTATAGACTTTGGTGAAATAATTTGCGTACCAAAAATTTGGATTGTTTAAACAGTATATTTATCTATTAATTCTGTTTTAAATGGATCCGTTGGCTGATCGTCTACAGGCTCACACCCTTCTATAGTTGCTATATCTTTTTTAGTTTCTTGAATAACTTCTTTTACTTTGTCTTTAGCTTCTTCCAAGTCAGCAGTAAGATTAGGAAAATTTCCTGGGTATATACCATACAAGTATAGATCATTTATAGCTGCAGATATTCTTGATAACCCTTGGTATCTTCTTCTTAGTCTTGCTATTTTACTGTCATCCATAACTACTCCTTTGTTTTTTTAGTTTTTTTAGGTGTTTCCATTTCTTTATCGTAATTATTTATTTGTTCTAAGTATTTTACTTGATCTTTTAATTGCTGTATTTCTTTTTTTAACGTATGTTTTTCATTAAGCAATTTGTTTATATTAACTTGTAAAAACTTTTCTCTGCTCATTTCATTCTCCTTTGTTATTGTTTATTCCCAATTGTTATCTTTCATCATTTTATATAACATTTTGGTTCTTATATCATCATTTACTTTTTTATTTGCTATAAAATCCTTATGAAACTCCTCATAAGTTGAATGATTGCTGTCATATATAGCATATACTTCTTCACCTAATGGTGTTTCTGGATCGCTATTGCCTTTGGCTAGTTTGTTTATTTCTGCTATTCGTTTATCCTTCCAACTCATATGTTCTCCTTTTTGATTGTTGTGTTTCCGTATTCGTCTTTGTATATAACATAACTATGCTTACCATCCCAGTAATATCCTACTATACTCATAGTTTACCATACCCTTGTTTCTCAAGTTTTTTAAACACTCTTCCTTGTTTTTTTCTGTGATTTACCAACCAAATCGGAAATTTTGATTCCGTTTTTTTTTTTAGCTTCTTCATTTAGATACTCCCTTATTTGTTTGTATTCTTTAATTATGTTGCTTGGTTTATGACCTACAACTTCTTGTTCGAGGATTTGCTGCCACAAGGACAGCACATCATCAAACCTCACGATGGTTTTCTATGAGACACATCTGTAATTGTAACAAAATAATGTTTACCATTACGTTCAAAGCTAAAGTCTGCTTCTTCTTGAACTAAACTTTCTCCTTGTCCTATAATTTCAATTTCAGTATCATTTTCTGTTAATAAATAAGTAAAATAATCTCTCATTTGGTTTATTTTATTCATTGTTTTCTCCTAGTTTAAATGTTTGCTTAGTTTTTTACGCACTAAATTTGCCCACTCAAAAAACTCTTTTATATAATTAGTGTTTTTAGTTCTTTTGGCTTCTAGTTCGTCCATAGCTTCTTTAGTTGCTGCACTCAATGCTTTTAATTGTTTATCTTGTTTATCCATCTGTCCTTTCTGTTGTTAGTGGGTATGATTTGGCTGTACAAATGTTCGAAATGATCGTTGTACATTTAAGATTACTTAACTAGTATTACACTTAATACACCAAATTATTTACGCTGCCATTGCTAACCAGTAATTACTGTTTAACATATTGGCAACTTGTTGTTCTCTTTTTCTTTTTACAAGTTCTCTACTTCCTCTTGTAATCGGGTGAGAAGACCATTCAGTAGCAGCTTGATATACTGCAAACAGGTTACTGCCATAGCTATGACGATACTTATCCCATAGATTGCCCAATATAATAACTGTGCGATCATTGAAAGAATCGGTATCAAATACTCTGCTGATTCTGGCCAATGTTTTCTTAAATAGATGCTCAACTTCAACATTAGTTACCTTCCTTTGTATTTGTTTAAATAGTTCTTCACCCAACTCATTTTGGGCTTCTAAACCATCTTTAAACATTTTTACTGAATAATCAGTATCTTTATTTGTACTATGTCTATTATATACATTGAATGACCAGGTAGGTCTTACCATACCATTCATACATAATACGTACACAGATCCAAATATTATTTGCTCTGCCCACGTTGAATCGTAACTTGCGTAGATTCTTAAGTGGGGTACTGTCTTTTCTTTATAGTTATCTTTGACTGGTATACCCTTATCCCAAAAATAAACATCTCGTTTAAATTTGGATCCGCTAGGATTAGTCCAGTCATTTACTGTTACATTTTCAGTAAGGATTCCGCCATTAGCTTCAATCATTGCTGAATTTACTTTAGTAACTAAGTCATTATACTTTCTTACATTGTATCTTGGGGATACGACCCCTAGACACTCTTTGTTATCATCTCTTATCAACGCATATCTTTTAGGTATTTGTTGCATTTCTACATCACCACCTATTGCTTTTTCGAAATAGACTGGTTGTTTAATGACATTGAAATTTGCTTTCTCACTCAATGGCATTATGTTGTCTGCTTTTGTTATGTTTTCTAGGTTCATATTGTTCTCCTGTTGGTTAAAGTTCTGCTTTAAAGTCGCATTCACCTGTTTTTTCTACACACTCTAGAATTTGTTGTCCAAGTTTTAACCTGGCATACCACTCTATAACGTGAGATTCTTGATCTTTGCTTAAACCGATTTGATCGTTAAGCATTTGATCATTGTACATATTGTTATCTTTAAAGAACTTATCTAGTTTGTTTTTCCATTTACCTAAATTTAATAAACAATCCTCTATACCCTCTTTAATATCTGGCAAATGAGTTTCATCATAATGATAATATAAATAATCATTTGGCTCTACTCCATTTACACCAAAGTAATCTGCATCGTTACTGCTTTGTACAGCAAACCAGAATTTACCTTCTATATCACCTTCGTAATATCTTCCCATAATGTTCTCCTTTTGTTTGGGTAGTCACCTACTTGTAGGTACGGGCAACTACCCAATATTGTTATTTAGCTATTTGCTACTTGTTTAGCTTCTGTTCTAACAGCAGACATTTTTAACATATTGTCTGGAGTTAATTTTTCTTTCTGTGCTTCATCCATTCTTGAACATACTCTGATGAACAGTGAAGTTGCAGAAGTTTTTTGTCCCATAGGGTCTAACTTAGATAGAACCTCGTTAGTCTTAATTGATTGATGACATCTTGCTAATAAAGATGCATAATAATCACACATAAGACCATACTTATCATTGATTCTATCTTTTTGAGGCTTTCTTGGTTCTGTCATTTACTTCTCCTTTTTTTTGATTTCGAATGGCATTTCTAACTCTTGAGGTACTTTATCCTCAATAGCTTTATACACTCCAATAGCCACTCTTATTGGAAATGTAATTGTTTTCACAATATGGTTACCTATGTTTTCTATACGTTTCATCTGACTCCTTCATTTGTTTATATTTGTTAGTTACTTTACGATACTTAATCGCAAACTCTTTTGTACCCGCAGGTGGATCAACATCTTCTGTTAACCAGTTCCATGATGATCTTATAAGATACCCCCCTAGGGTATATCCTACGAATTTAGCTACGTTCCACATTATCCTCACTTTCTTGCTGTATGTTTTGCTCACTTGGGAGCTGAACATCAGCATATAGTTCATCTAAATATGAAAACTTTATATCTAATTTCTTAAATAAATGGATTAATTTAGGCAAACTAATTTTATTTATTGAGTTCTCATACTTCTGTATTTGTTGAAATGTACACCCTAATTCGTTACCCACTTGACTCTGTGTGAAGCCTTTTGAGTATCTCTTCTTCCGTATCAGCGTGCCTATTCTCAGTAATATTTCTTTTTCGTTCATAGTTTTCTTTCTCCTTTCCGAATAGTTTCTTTAAAACAACTAGTTCACGCTTGTCTGAACTGGATTGTTTGGTTATTACTCTAATAGTATTACGATGTTTATGTGTGCTATTAAGTCTAACAACACATATATACCCTTCCTTTGGGTAGGTTATTTCTTGGTATTTGGTGGTTTCGATATAATTTCGCCACCACCATACCCTCTCTAGTTTTATGAACCCAGTAAACTCAAGTCCGTATATTAGACTTAGAGACTTTGATAGACTTATTCTCCTTTTCGAGAATTTCTGCTTGTATTTTATTAGATACATTTTTCTCCACCCATCGTTGTAGTTGTGTGTATAGATGATACTTAAGTTTCTTATCCTTAAAGTTATCTACCATTTTTAATAGTTCTACTGCTCTAGTACTTGCTTTCATGATACTCCCTTCCTAGTTCATATAGTTTGTTTTCTGTTTCTGTTATTCTTTTTTCTAGATTAATAGACATATTTACGTTTTCTTCTACTTGTCTATATAGATCATCTACTCTATCTATTAATACTTTCATGTCGTCTTTCATACTCTATCCTTTCAGTTAAGCAATTGGCTCACTTGTTGTGCCTATTGCGATACTCTTTGTTTCTGTCGTCTATGTATCTATTGCCATCTTCGGCTAACTCACAAGCTATGCCTAGAATTGCACCAGCTAATATAACTATACCTATAGTTACATCTACAAATATCAGTGCCACTACCCCTATAGGTAGTAGCAACACGAAGTGTCCAAAGTCTGTCATATTATTTATCCTTATCTTTAGTTAAGTCATAGACGATTTTTCCGCCTATCAACAGTCCTGCTATTATTCCTATTACCTTTATCCCTAGGTATATAGCTACTAACACTAATACTACATCTAACATATCATTCTCCTTTATTGGTTAAACTATACTGTTTATTATGGTTATTATAATTAACTCTAACCAAGTCATCTTCTCTTAAGATTCTTATGATTAAGACCTAATCCCACTATCTTTCTAAACTTAACATCATGTGGATGCTTTCTTTTAGGTGGTAATGGTATCACTGGCATAGTACTAAATAAGTCTAATTGTAGTACCTTTTCATATGTCTTTACGTTCATGGTATGTACTCCTTTCCTTATTGTTATTTATTATTAATCAAGTTCGGTTATCAGTTGAACCAACTCCCTCATGTGTGAGGGGGGTGGGACAACCCAAACATATATATCCAGACTGTGTTGTGAATATATATATAATAGTTTACCGACTGCCTTACGCAGTCAGGCCAGTCGAGTAAACCTAAGAGTGTAAGCAACGAGCAACAGCGAGTTGAACAAGAACCATAAAGGAACATAGCAAGAACAAACATAATGACATGAGCAACAGCGAATGACGGGTTTGTAAAGTACACCAAGAGAACTGAGTATCGTGTATGTACTTATATATAGGGGGGTAATGTACAGCTACCACTAGACAATGGAAGGGGGGGTTTGTTATAATATGCACCATAACAAGGAGAACAAAATTATGTATGCATCGCTAGCAAGATTCGGTTACAATATTGCAAAAAAAATAAGACCAAGTAAAGTAAAAAAATTTTTAAAACCTGCGGTAGACAAAGCTACTAAAGCATCTCTTAAAGGAACAAAGATGGGTGCAGGAGAAGCGAAACTCGTATCTGGGGTACAAGGAGCTGCCAAAAAAGGATTTAAAGGATATAAGAAATTATATGGCGCAACTCTTGGAACATCAGGTGCTAGGAAAGCAACGTCTGCTGGAATAGGTGGTTATGCTATAGGATCTTTTTTAGACTCTGACGATTAATGGCCAAGAAAGTAGATATTGGTAAAGAACAGTTAATCAAAGAAAGACGAAAAAAACGACCAGGTAGACATAGCAAAAAACATAAAGTAACTTATAAAGGACAAGGAAAAAAATGATAGGAAAAGCAGCAATTTTTTTAAAACACCGAGCAGGTAAAATTGGATCTAAAGTGGGCGGAATGTTTCGTGGTAGAGATCTCAAAAACAAAGTAAATATAGCTAAGTTTAAAGCTAAAAAAGCTGGATTAAATTTTGTAAAAAAAAATCCTGTATTAGCTGTTAATAGTGCTTATTATGGTTCAGGATTACTAGCAGCTGGGGCAGTATTTGGCTCTGGTGTAGCAACTGGATCCATGTTAGGTTTGGGAACAAATAAAAAGGGCATGAATAAAGAGATTAAAAAAATACAGCAAGAAAAAAAATCAGGTAAAAAAAATACAACTAAAGATTTAACAAATAGATTAGCTAGATCTCAAAGATATTAGTATGGCAAAAGATAAGATAGAACAACTAGCAGATACTATTATTGGCTTAAAGCCAGAAGAAGCTGAGAAGTTACAAGTAGTAATTAAAGCTAAGATGATGCCTGAACTCGAAAGACAGAAGGGCTTATTACAACAACAACCTAACAATCCTCAAATGCAACAGATGGCTAGACCACCACAACAACAAATGGCTCCTCCAACTACACGTGATCTTGCAATGAAAGGTTTGTTGAGGTAATACAGGTTATGGACAAAAGAAATTTAGAAGATTTATTTGAACAGCTAAGAGAACTTCATTCAGAAGAAGAAGAGATCATTGCTGAAATTGAATCAATTGTAACTGAAGAAGAAGACGACTTCTACGAAGATAATGAAGAATAAAAAAACTCACAAAATGCCTAATGGTAAAGTAATGAAGGGTGCTAAACATCCTACTAAATCTGTTAACGCAAAGACTAAAAAAAAAAGAAATAAATACTAGTGAAAAAAAAAGGTTTATACGCAAACATAAACGCTCGTAAAAAAAAGGGCATATCTCGCCCTAAAAGTAAAAGCACAGTAAGTGCCAAATCATATAAAGCAATGAAAAAAGGATTCAAATAATGGCTAAAAAATTCTATCCACCAGTACCTACTGCACCAGTACCTGCAGTCATAAAAAATAATAAAAAATCTAAATTTTTTGAAGCTGGCAAAGGTGCTAAAATTATGAATAGTAAATTTCTAAAAGGTACTAAATCACTTGTTAAAAAAGGAATTAAATTTGGTTTAAAAACTAGTGCTGTAGGTTTAGGACTTTCAGGTGCTATGTATCTTGCAGGTGCTAAAAGCAGAAGATATGCAAAAGCTCCTAAATTTGGAGATCAAAGAGATTTAACTAATAAAGTAATTGGAAGAAAAACGGATTATTATAATGACTAGTGAAAATTACGGGGGGAAAAGACCTGGAGCTGGAAGAAAAAAAGGCTTTAAACGAGAAAAGATGTGGAAAACAGAACAGGAAATGTCAACGAAGTATCAAACTTCTCCATTAGATTATTTGTTAGCTGTATTAAATAACCCTATCTCATCACCTGAAAGAAAAATGTATGCAGCCGAAAGAGCAGCACCTTACGTCCACGCAAGAGTTGCAACCACAACCAAACTTGCAACAGACAAACCACTCGAAATCAAAGTCAAGTGGGAAGACTAAAGTACACGAAATAAGCATACCTTATAAACCTAGACCATTACAAAAAGAGGTTCATAAGAGTTTAAAAAGATTTAATGTTCTGGTATGTCATAGACGTTTTGGCAAATCCGTACTTGCAATAAATGAACTTATATTACACGCTGTTCAAAATCCAAATCATAAACTAGCTTACATAGCTCCGACTTATCGTCAGGGTAAAGCCATTGCTTGGGATTATTTAAAGCAGTACACAAAGCCACTTATGTATTTAGGTGGAGATAAAAACGAAACAGAATTACGTGTTGATCTATGGAATGGTTCTAAGATCCAAATATATGGGGCAGATAATAATGACTCATTAAGGGGATTAGGGTTTCATGGGGTTATTATGGATGAGTATGCTATTATGGCTCCTCGTACATGGACGGAGATTGTAAGACCTGCTATCTCAGATACATTAGGATGGGTTATCTTTATTGGAACTCCAATGGGGCATAATCAATTTTGGGAAGTATATGACTATTCTTTAAGAAATAATAAAGATTGGTTTGGTCAAATGTATCGTGCTTCTGAAACGAAAGTTATACCAGATGAAGAGCTTAAACAAGCTGCATCTATTATGACAGAAGAGCAGTACAATCAAGAATTTGAATGTAGTTTTACTGCTGCGGTATCTGGATCTTATTATGGTAAGCTAATGACAAAAGCTGATAATGAGAATAGAATAGGAGTTGTACCTCTTGACGAAAATGTTGGAGTTGAAACATGGTGGGATTTAGGTATAGGAGATTCAACAGCTATTTGGTTTGCACAAAGAGTTGGAGAAGAAGTACACCTAATTGACTATTATGAAAATTCAGGTGAGAGCCTAATGCACTACGCAGATATACTAGAAGATAAAGGTTATGCTTATTCTAGACATATAGCTCCACACGATATTCAGGCTAGAGAATTAGGAACTGGTAAGTCTAGGTTGGAAGTTTCTCAGGAATTAGGTATAATGTTTGAAGTTGCTCCAAAACTAGAAGTAGACCATGGTATTGAGTCAGTAAGAAATGCTTTGCCTTACTGTTGGTTTGATAGAGAAAAGTGTAAACTAGGTATTGATGCGTTGCGTCAGTATCGTAAACAATGGGATGAGAAGAATCAGGTTTTTAAAAGTAAACCCTTACATGATTGGTGTTCACACAGTTCCGATGCATTTAGATACGGATGTGTACACGACCCAATAGATGTTAGTGATTGGACTTCCCCAATAAATGTTGATACAAAATATATAGTATGAAAATTAATGAAAGAGAAATAGTTTCTATCCTAGATAGAGAGTTAAGAGCATCATCAGGTTATATTGGTGGTGAAATAGTTTCAAGAAGAAAAAAATCTTTAGAGTTTTATCTTGGTAAACCTTTTGGTAATGAACAAGAAGGAAGATCACAAGTAGTTAGTACAGACGTATCTGATACTGTTGAATCTTTAATGCCTTCTTTAATGAGAATCTTTACAGCAGGAGATAGAGTATTTGAATGTGAACCTGTTGGATCTGAAGATGAACAAGTAGCAGCACAAGCTACAGATTATTTAAACTATATTTTTTACAAAGAGAACAATGGCTTTACAGCTTTATATGCTGCGTTTAAAGATGCCTTAATTCAAAAGAATGGCATACTTAAAGTATATTGGGATGACTCAGAAAAAACAACAAGAGAAGAATACAAAAAATTAACTGAAGATGAATTTAATATTTTAGTTGCTGATGATGAAATAAAAGTATCTCAGCATACAGAGTATACAGAAGATTTAAAAGATGAAGACGGAATAACATTAGATGAATTAGTTTATCACGATTGCGTTGTTCATAAAACTATTTCTTATGGAAAAGTTAGAATTGATCCTGTTCCACCTGAAGAATTTTTAATTGAAAGAAGAGCTAAGTCTATTGAAGATGCTAATTTTATAGCTCACAAAACTACTATGACTAGAACTGAATTAATTGAAATGGGATATGATGCAGATGTTGTTGCAACACTTCCAGTTGGAGATACTAATTTTTATTCAGAAGATAAACACGTTAGATTTGAAGACACAGACTTTTCTGCTCCTCAAGACAGAGGTGATAAAACAACAGACAATATTTTAATTCATGAATGTTACGCAAGAATAGATGTTGACGGAGATGGCAAATCTGAACTTGTTAAAGTTTGTTTAGCTGGAGATGCTAATTACAAAGTATTAGGAATTGATGAAATTGACACAATGCCTTTTATATCCTTAACTCCTATTATGATGCCACATAGATTTTATGGCAGATCTGTTTCTGAATTAGTAGAAGATATTCAATTAGTAAAATCAACTGTTATGCGTCAGATGTTAGACAATATGTATCTAACTAATAATAACAGAATAGCTGTTCAAGACGGACAAGTAGCTATGGATGATTTATTAACAAACAGACCTGGTGGAATAGTAAGAACTAAACAACCACCTTCTAATGTTATTATGCCATTACAAGCACAACCTATTACAGATCAGGCAAGTACCATGCTAGGTTATTTAGATTCAATTAAAGAACAAAGAACTGGAGTGTCTAGACAATCACAAGGGCTATCTCCTGACAGTTTAAATTCTAAAACTGCTACTGGTATGAACCAAGTATTAACCCAATCTCAAATGAGAATGGAATTAATTGCACGTATATTTGCAGAAACTGGAATGAAAGATTTAGGTAAAAAATTATTTGAGTTAGTTTGTAAGTATCAGCAAAAAGAAAAGATGATTAAGATTAGAGGCAAGTTTATAGCAATGAAGCCTTATGAGTGGAGAGATAGAGTTAATATTAGTGTAAGTGTAGGACTAGGTACTGGTTCTAAAGAACAACAATTAATTTTACTTAATTCAATATTACAAAGACAAATGCAAGCTCTTGAGTTGCAAAAAAATGTACATGGCCCAGTTGTTAATCTTAAAAACATTTATCATACTTTACGTAAATTAGTTGAGAACGCTGGACTTGGAAGTGTAGATCCTTATTTTATGGATCCAGAAGTAGGTGCTGCACAAATGCCACCTATACCACCAACTCCTCCTACTGAATTTGAAAAAGTTTCGTTGGCTCAAGTACAAGGTGAAAATGAAAGAGCTGTATTAAATTCTACAATAGAAACTAAAAAACTAGAAGCTGACATGAGAGCCAAATTACTAGACTTTGAATTAAAAGTTAAAGACATGGAACTTAAATATAATACTAAAATTGATGAACTTGCACTTAAGAGTAAATCTATGGTAGAACAGTCACAAGTTAAACAGTCTGGAGATATTTTCAAAAAGATATTAGATGGACAGAAACAATTTTTTGATGGAAAACAACAACCTACACCAACAAACGAGCAGGGGAACGAGGGCTAAAGCCCTTTTAGACGACCCCCTACTTAAAGAAGGATTTGAATATCTGTTTGAACAGTATCGAACAGAAATATTTAATACAAGTTACAAAGACGATGAGCAACGACAAGTACTTTGGATGGCATTTAATATGCTTGATAAAATCAAAGCACATTTGTTGACTGTCATGGAAACTGGTAAACTAGCTTCCTCGGAGCTAGAACAACTAACACGCCAATCTAAGAATACTTAGAAGCGTTAAACAAAGGAGCATAATATGCCAATTGCTGATAGTTCAGTAACAGGTGCTGCTGACAAAATCTTAGGATTACTGAATCCTGAACCTGAAACTCCAAAAGAGTCAACTCAGGATCAAGGACAACCAGAACCTGAAACTAAAGTAGAACCAACTCCAGAACCTGTTGAGGAACAGGAAACTTCTGAAGAGAGCCAATCTAAGTCTGAAGAAGCTCCAGTAGAAGTCGAGTCTGAAGTGAATGAGGAAACGAAAGAAGATAATACTGCATCTGAAGCAGAAGTTGAGAAACCAAATCTCCACCATGTCAAAGTACAGGGTCAAGAGTTAGAGGTTACCCTCGATGAGCTTAAAGCAGGTTATTCTAGAGATTCCGATTATAGACAAAAAACACATTCTCTTTCTGTAGAGAAAAAACAGGTAGAAGAAGAGAAGACTGTTTTGCGTCAACAATACGATCAAAAACTTAGAGAGTTAAACGAGGCAGTAGCTTCTGCGGAGTCTATGAACAGACAAAAGCTAAGTACTGAAGAGCTTCAAAAACTTTATGAAGAAGATCCTACGAGTGCTGCAAAATTGGATTTCCAAATGCGACAGCAATCAGAAAGATTACAATCATTAAGAGCTAAAGCTAATCAGGAACAGGCATCACAATATAATGTCTTTTTAGCTGAACAAACAAGACTCGCACAGGAACGTATTCCTGAATTTTCTGATCCTAATAAAGCTGATAAATTTAAGTCAGGTGTTAAATCCGTACTTAAAGATTATGGCTTTTCAGATCAAGAAATAAGCACAGTAGCAGATCATAGATTTCTATTAGTGTTAAAGGATGCGTTAGCATATCGTAACATAAAGCAAAGCAAACCTATAGTTTCAAAAAAGGTTAGTAATGCTCCAAAAGTTATAAAAGCAGGTGTAGCCAAAGGTGATAACTCTAGACGTGAGATCGTAAGGAACAAAATATCTAAATTGAAGAAAAGTGGTCGTCTTGATGATGCCCAGTCTGCAATTTTGGATATGATAAAATAACCTTAACGGAGAAAATAAAATGGCACAACCAACAAACACTTTCGACACATATGATGCAGTCGGAATTAGAGAAGACCTACAAGATGTGATCTACTCAATCTCACCAACTGATACTCCATTTATGAGTTCAGCTGCGAGAGAAGGAGTGAAGAACACATTTCACGAATGGCAAACTGATGCACTAGCAGCAGCCGCTACAGATAACGCAGTTATTGAAGGCGATGAAGCTACTCTTGATGCAGCTGCTGCAACAGCAAGAATTGGTAACTACACACAGATCATGGATAAAACTGTTGTAATTACTGGTACTCAAGAAGCTGTTGACAAAGCAGGCAGAGCAAGTGAACTTGCGTATCAAATTGCTAAAAAATCTAAAGAACTAAAAAGAGACATTGAAGCTACTTTGTTGACTAACCAAGCAAGAGCTGCTGGTAACGCAACAACTGCTAGAACATTTGCTTCTATAGGTGCTTGGATTGCTACTAACGATGCTTTAGGTGCAAGTGGTACATCACCAACTGCAGCTGATGGATCTGATGCTAGAAATGACGGAACACAAAGAGCTTTGACTGAAGACCTTTTAAAAGGGGTTATCAAAGGATGTTGGAACTCTGGTGGAAGCCCGTCTGTTATAATGGTAGGCCCATTTAACAAACAAAAAATTTCTAGTTTCACTGGTGGATCAACTCGATTTGATGCATCTGAAGACAAGACTTTATACACTTCTATTGACGTGTATTCTTCTGACTTCGGTGATCTAGAGGTAGTACCAAATAGATTCTCAAGAGATAGAGATGCTTTAGTCCTAGATATGGATTATTGGTCTGTAGGTTTCTTAAGAGATTTCACTATGAATGAGCTTTCCAAAACTGGTGACTCAGAGAAAAGACAGTTATTAACTGAACTTACTTTGATCTCTAGAAGTGAAGCTGCTTCTGGTGGAGTATTTGACTTAACTACTGCATAATACTAAAATAGAGGGGTGGCGGAGAAATCTGCCATCCTTTTAAACAAACAATTTGTTTGGTCTTTGAAGTCAATGGCGGAACGAAGCAAACGGAGAAAATAAAATGAGAACATTAAACGATTATTTCTTAACAGTTAAAATGACAGATGTATCTACTGCTGGTTCAGTATATGTAGTTGCACCTGATGCTGGTAAGATTATTAAAATATATTCAGTATTAGGTGGCGCGATTGCTACTGCTAATGCTGCTATTACAACTGAAATTAATGGAACTGCTGTAACTGGCGGAGCCATTACTATTGCTACTGCATCTTCTGCAGCTGGCGATGTAGATTCTGCAGTACCTACTGCTGCAAACTCTGTACTAGAAGGCGGTGTAATTGAAATAATTACTGATGGTGCTTCAACAAACACTATCCCTGCTGAATTTACAGTTATAATTAGAAGATAATTAAAATTGGGGGTGGAAACGCCCCCTAATAAAAGGAATAAAATTATGAATTACGGACTAAGACATGGAACTGTATTAAAGCTAACTTCAGCAGCAAGTTCTTCTGCAAGTGCAGCATTTCCAGATAGCACAAAATATATAAGAGTAGTAAGCACTATTGCTTGCCACATAGTAGTTAACAAAACACCTACTGCTGCTGTAACTACAACTTACTTACCAGCTAATGAAGTTGAAATTATTAAAGTTGATGCTGGAGAAAAAATAGCTGTATTAAGAATTGGTGGTTCAGATGGTGAACTATACGTTACTCTATTATCTGAATAATGAGCATCTTAAGATCAGTTGATCCAGATGGAACAAAGTATTTCTTTGAAGATGATGGAACATTAACTGTAAAAAACTCACAAGACGTTGAACCCATTCTTAAAAAAAACAAAAGAATGTATAATGATGGAGATGGCTATTCTGCATCTAAAGATTTAAAAAGAGTAGCTAGTATTCCAACTTTAATATTAACGCTTTGGGCTAAAGAATATAATGGTTCTAATAACTGGTTTGGTTTACCAGCAGATGAACGTAAAAAAATTCTTAAAAGAAAATTAAATAGTAACGAGTTTCGTTATTTTAGAACTGCGTCAGGAAATTTATAATGGCCTTAACTACTTACACAGACTTAAAAACATCTATAGCTAATTGGCTTAATAGATCTGATCTTACTACAGAAATAGCTGGAGATTTTATTGCTTTAGCTGAAGCTGATTTTAACGCCAAGTTAAGAATTAGACAGATGGAACAAATTGATGAAATTACTATCAATGCAGAAACTGTAACTGTTCCTACTGGATTTATTTCTGTACGATCTTTATACATACTATCTGGTAGCACAAAATATAATGTTGAATACATTACTCCTGCTAATCTATTTAAAACTAAAGGAAGTTCAACCTCTGGACTACCAAGAGTTTATTCAATAGAATCAGATGATGCTACAGAAAGTTTTAGATTTGCTCCAACGCCTGACTCATCGTACACAGGCTATTTACAATACTACAAAGCATTCAATAATCTATCTGACTCAGTGGCTAGCAACTACATTCTTGCTGCACATCCTGCTATTTATCTTTATGGTAGTCTTTATCATGCAAGTAATTTTCTTGGTGGTATTGACCCAAATCAGACAGCTCAGTGGATGAATATGTATTCTATGGCTTTAGAAAGATGCGAAAATAACGACAGACAAGATAGCTATGGTGGTGCGCCTACAGTTCAAAGAGCAGACGTATCTACTGACTTGTCTTTCTACAGAAGAAAGTAATTAATGCAACTACCTTTTGGGGAATGGTTACCTGACCAACCTAATCATCTTAAGCAAGGAGCAAACATAGCTAAAAATGTTTATCATGCTAAACAATCTTATAAACCTGTTAAAAGTTTAGTTCCATATTCCAGCAATACAATTTTATCTACTTGTCTAGGAGCAGGTTCTTTTAGAGATGGTTCAAGTAATGTTTTTAACTTTGCTAGTTCTCAAGATACTATTTATCAATTAACTTCTGGAGCTTTTGCAGACAGAGGTGCTGGTGGATTACTTTTAACTACAGCCAAAGCATCATGTACAATTACAGTTTCAGATTATGCAAACATTGGTGCTGGAAAAACTCTTTCTTTAACAAAGAATAATGGAACAATTATTGTATTTACTTCCACAGCAAGTTCGCCTTCTACAAATCAATTTCAAGTACAAACAGATAATAATACTACAGCAACAAATTTAAAAACTACTATTGATGGCCATGCTGATTTTACAGCAACAGTAGCAGACGCAGTTGTTACAGTAACAAGAGCAGCAGTAGGTAGAGATAATCTTACAGTTACTTCTTCTGATACTACAAGACTTACTTCTACTAATTTTACAGGTGGTACTCCTCTTACGGGAGATTCTACAGATTACATAACATTTACTCAATTTGGAAATTATATAATTGTATCTAATGGTGTAGATGCACCTCAATATTATTTAATGGGTACTTCAACTAGTTTTGCTAATTTATCTGCTATTGCAACAGAAGGCACACCACCAGTATTTAGAGTAAGCGGAGTTATACGTGATTTTTTAGTTACAGGAAATTTACCCAGTAACACAAATAGAGTTCAATGGTCTGGTATTAATGATATTACTACATGGACACCTGGGAAAAAATTAGCAGATTCTCAAGATCTTCCAGGTTCAGGTGGTCAAATTGTTCACATAACTTCTGGAGAAGTTGGATATATATTTAGACAGAATCAAATTATTCGTATGGACTTTGTAGGTGGTGCAACTGTATTTAGATTTTCTGTTATATCATCTAATCGTGGAGCTGTTTATGGAAGAACAGTAACTCAAAATGATAGAAATGTTTTCTTTTATTCTGATGATGGATTTTACCAAATTAGTGGAGATACATTAATTCCTATTGGAGCAGAAAAAGTTAATCGTTATTTTGATAATGATTTAAACAAAGCATACACAGATCGTATTAGTTCAGCAGTAGATCCCTTTAATCAGTTAGCTATTTGGTCGTATGTTTCTAAACGAAGCACAGATGGAAATCCAGATTCTTTAATGATCTATAATTATGTTACCAAAAAATGGACTTTTGCTAGTATTTCAGCATCTACTATTTTTACACAATTCTTTGGTGCTTATACTGTAGAAACAATGGATGTTATATCTGAAAACTTAGAAAATCTTAATATTTCTTTAGATACAGATTTTTGGTTAGGTGGACAGTTATATTTAGGAGCTATTGACGAATCTTTTAAAGCTGCTATTTTTTCAGGAACTTCTTTAGAAGCAGAATTTGAAACAGATGAAATTGAAGGCAAACCAGGCACAAGATTAAACATTACGGGTGTAAGACCTATTATAGATGCTAATACTACAGTAACTATAAAAAGCAGAGAAAAACTCTCAGACACTGCAATAGAGTCTAACTCTGGAAGTACTACTGATAGCGGTGTAAATCCAGTCAGATCTTCTGGCAGATATATTAGAGCAAATGTTAAAGTTTCCGCAGGAGTAGGGTGGAATGATGCTCAAGGTGTTGATATAATAGCAAGCCAAGCAGGTACTAGATAATGGCAGACGTTACAGAAAGAGATATTGATAATGTTAGATATTCTTTTGAAACACAAGAGTTCTTTCAAAGACAAATGGAAGAATCAGTAAATAGTTTAATTAATAAAAACAATGTAGAAACAGATAAAGTTTTTGCATGGTTTATGTCTTAGGAGTTTAAATGGCAGGAATTAAAGATTATTCAACAACACAAGCAGACAACACATCTCTAAACGGAATTAGTACTGCAGAAGGAATGTTACCTTCTAATTTGAACAATGCAATTAGAGCATTGATGAAAAATACTAGAGATTGGTATAATGATTCACAGTGGGTTATTTATGGAGATGGAAGTGCTGCATATACTTTTGCTTATGTAAGTGCTACTTCTTTTACTGTAGCAAGTTCTGATGTTACTGGTTTTTATCATGTAAATCGTAGAGTTAAAATTGTAGGATCTTCTACAGGAACTATTTATGGAACAATTGCTTCTTCTAGTTTTTCTACCAATACTACTGTTACTGTAACTTTAGATAGCGGTGCAATTCAAAACGAATCAATAGAAGTTTATGTAGCTGCTTTATCTGCAACTAATAATTCTATTCCTGAAGGAGTAGTTGGTACTACAACATTAGCAGACCTAAGTGTAACAACTGCCAAGTTAGCTGCAGATGCAGTAGATGGAACTAAAATAGCAGATGATAGTATTGATTCAGAACATTATGTGGATGGTTCTATTGATACTGCTCACATTGCAGATGACCAAATTACCACAGCTAAAATAGCTGATTCTCAAATTACTAGTGCAAAAATTACAAATGATACCATTGTTAATGCAGACATAAATTCTTCTGCTGCTATTGATGCAACCAAAATACATGATGGTACAATTACTAATACAGAGTTTAAATATTTAGACGGAGTAACTTCTGCAATACAAACACAATTAGATGCTAAGTTAGTTAAATCAAATAATTTATCAGATGTAATTTCAGCTTCTACTTCTAGAACTAATTTAGGGGTAGCTATTGGTACAGATGTCCAAGCATATGATGCTGAACTTGCAGCTATTGCAGGATTAACTTCTGCTGCTGATAAGGGTATTCAATTTACAGGTTCAGGTACAGCAGGAGTTTATGATTTAACAACTGCTGGTAAAGCATTATTAGATGATGCAGATGCTTCTGCACAAAGAACTACTTTAGGTTTAGGTACTATTGCAACTCAAAATGCAAATAGTGTTTCTTTAACTGGTGGTTCAATTACAGGATTGGGAGATCCTTCTTCTTCTTCTGAGGCTGCTACTAAAAATTATGTTGATACTTTAGTTGCTGGACTTAGAACAAGAGCTGTTGCAAAAGTTGGCTCAACTGCCAATGTTACGATTGCTTCTGAATTAGAAAATGGAGATAGTATAGATGGTGTTACATTAGCAACTGGTGATAGGGTATTATTAAAAAACCAATCTACTGCATCACAAAATGGTTTATATATTGTTGTAGCTTCAGGTGCTGCATCAAGAGATACAGAATTTGATACTATAGAAGAATTAGCTGGACAATTAATTTTAATATCAGAAGGCTCTGCTAATGCTGATGATTTATATTTATGTACAACTGATGCTAGTGCTACACTAGGTTCTAGTGCTATTAGCTACACACAAGTATTTCCAAGTTCAGGCGGAACTGTAACTTCAGTAGGAGTAGCAGATTCTGGTTCTGGAGAATTTACAGTAGGAAGCACACCTGTTACTTCATCTGGAACTATAACATTAGAAGTAAATGCTATTGCTAATACTAAAATTACAGGACTAGGAACAGCAGCTACTTTAAATGTTGGAACTTCAGCTAATAATATAGTACAATTAGACGGATCAGCTCAACTACCTGCTGTAGATGGTAGTAATTTAACTAATCTTCCAGGAGCATCAGCAGGATTTGCTATTGCTATGGCAATCGCATTATAATATAGGAGAATATATGGCACAAAACTTTAGACGATACACAAGCAACGATGTAGGAACATCTGCTGCAACTTTATTTACTGCTGACAGTTATGATACTGTAGTAGGTATTTCAGTAGCGAATGTAACCACTTCTGCTGTGGTAGCATCAGTTTATATCAACGATGGAACAAACGATATTTATCTAGTGAAAGACGCACCCATACCTGCAGGTTCTGCATTACAAGTATTAGATGGTGGTGCTAAATTTGTAGTACAAGCTAGTGATGTTTTAAAAGTCATATCTGATACCGCTTCATCTTTAGATGTTTGGGTATCTACAGTAGACGCAATTAGTTCATAGGAGAATAAATGGCATACATTGGAAAAACTCCAACATCAGTTCCTTTAACAAGTTCTGATTTGGCTGATAGCATTGTAACTTCTGCAAAGATAGTAGATGCAACTATAACAACTGCTGATTTAGCTTCAGGTGTAGTTTCTCCAGTTTATGGATTGTTTAGAAAAATTGACCCAACAGTTGTTGCTTGGGATAAAACAGGTGCTTTCACAATGGAGACTAACACAGGATTATACATTGAAGTTAATGGTGATGTTAAAACTATAGCTTCAGCAACTTCTATTACTATG